GCGCCTATTGCATCGAGCGAGATCCAAGCGCGAACGTGCTGGTCACTGGCTACAACGAGCGAATCGCGAGGCGCTTCAGCCGTAAGTCCAGACAGATTGTTTCGTCCAGGACAAAGCTCGCGAAGGACAACGCCGCACAGGATGAGTGGAGCTTGCCGGAGGGAGGAACCTTTATGGCGCGTGGTGTCGGCTCACCTCCGACCGGCGTCGGCTTCAAGCGCATCATCATCGATGATCCGATTCGATCTCGAGAGGATGCAGAATCCTCTCTATACCGCGACAAAGCATGGGACTGGTACACGGACGATCTCTACACCAGGCTCGAACCGAAGGGCGCTCTCATCATCGTCTCGACCAGGTGGCACCACGACGACATCACCGCTCGCGCAATCAGTTCGGAACCTCATCGATGGACGGTCCTCAACCTGCCAGCCATCGCGGAGGAGAAGGACCAGATCGGTCGAATGCCTGGCGAAGCTTTGTGGCCAGAGAGATACGACGTGAAGGAACTTGGACGCATCAAAGAGGTGATGGTTGCCAACAGCGGAGACTATGGCTGGAGCGCTTTGTACCAGCAACATCCAACACCTCGTGAGGGTTCGTTCTTCAAGTCAGATCGGATCACCATCGAGCATGCCACGCCGAACCTTACGAAGATGTCTCGCGCCTGGGACCTCGCAGCCACAGCTGGAAGTGGCGACTTCACGGTCGGTGTCAAAATGGGACGCGACACGGATGGCCGCATCTGGATCCTGGATGTCGTGAGAGGTCAGTATGACACCGACCAGCGCGATAAAGTTATAAAGCAGACAGCTGCTCTTGATGGCCGTGGCATCAGGATCCGACTACCGCAGGATCCTGGTCAGGCTGGCAAGAGTCAAGCCATGCACATGCTTCGGTTGCTTCATGGTAGTGCTGTGACAGTCCTGCCGGTGACCGGTGCGAAGGATGTGCGCGCTGAACCGTTCGCGTCTCAGGTCGCTGGTGGCAATGTCTACATGGTTGCAGCTTCGTGGAATCGCGAACTCCTGGACGAAATGCGGACGTTCCCGCTCGGCAAGAATGACGACATCGTCGATGCTCTCACCGATGCGTACGACGAGCTCGTCGGTCGTGGCGGTGGGTGGGGTGCAGTATAAGACATGATAAGGACACAATAGTCACATGGGACTCTTCGATCGCTTCATCGGCAAAGCAACTGCCGCGCCAAATGCACTGCTTCCGCCTCCGCTGATTCAGCGACAGACGTCCTATTTCACCGGCACAGGTAACGGCGACTTTTGGTCCCTGCTAACACGTAACCTTCCAGGCTCGAGTTTCAATTGGCGCAACCAGGCCGGTGACCTGATGCTTAATAGCATCGTCGCGATCGGCATGGACTGGTACATCAGAAACTGGAGCCAGGGTGTTCCTGTCGTCAGACGACCGATGCCTGATGGACAGGTCGAGACAGTCGCAGATCACCCGATCTTGCAGCTGCTCGCGCAGCCAACACCGAACGTCCCGCCATCGCTCGTGTGGTCGTGGATTCTTCCAGACTACCAGCTGCTCGGAAACGCGTACTTCCGCAAGGTGCGCGTGTCTGGCCGTGTCGTTGGTCTGCAATACTTGGCGGCTGACATGATGAGACCTGTCGGTAACAAAGTCAATCCGCTCATCAAGTATCAGTACACGGTCGATGGCACTTCGTACGACATCGCGCTCGAGGACCTGATCCACATCCGCTATGGTCGAGATCCGCAGGACAGTCGCTTCGGGCGCTCTCCTGTCACATCTGTTCTTCGTGAGATCGCCACCGATAACGTCGCCGCATCAGCTGCATTCGGCATGGTGCGAAACGGTGGCATGCCATCGATCATGGTCGGACCAGACTACAAGGGCGGAGTCGAGGATTTGTCCGAAGACGATGCCAGACAGACGAAGCGGAAACTTCAACAGGACTTCACTGGCGATAACGCTGGAAGTGTCCTGGTGATGACTGGACCATTCAAGGTCGAGCAGGTCTCACACAAACCGAGTGAGATGGCATTCGATGAGATCCGCCGCAAACCGGAAGAGCGAGTGTGTGCAGCTCTCGGACTCAATCCGCTGGTCCTACAGCTTGGCAGCGGTCTCGAGCGCGCAACCTACAGCAACCTCGAGCAAGCGACCAGGAGTGCGTGGACTGACGGGATGATCCCTCTGATGCGCCAGATGTCCGAAGCGCTGACCATCGCACTGCTTCCAGACTACGAAGAGACGCAGCCTGGCGACTACCTCGAGTTCGACGTGTCGAATGTTCCGGCGCTTCAAGCGGATCTTAATGAGGACGCAGAGAGAGCGGAGCGACTATACAAGAGTGGCATCGTGGACCTCGCAACCGCGAAGCGTGTCGCAGGTGTGACGCCTTCGGATGACGACCTCGGCTATTATCACCCGACTGCTGTACCTGTTCAGATCGGCGCGCAGGAACTCCTGGTCCCTGATGCTGCGCCTGTGTCGACTGCTCGAACTGCCGATGAGACTGCGAAGCTGGTCGGCGCTGCTGGTGCTTTGATTCGTGCTGGTTTTGAACCAGAAGCGGCACTCCAGGCTGTTGGACTAAACAGCATCCAGCACCTCGGGCTGCTACCTGTCACGGTGCGCCAGGAAGAGACGAAGGCATTCGATGATGCATCTGAGCCAGGCCTGAAGTTCATCCCGTCGAAGGACATGAAGGAAGAAGCACAGCGCGCCCTCGAATGGCGTGATGCTGGTCGTGATGGTGGAACTGCTGTCGCATGGGCGAGGGCCAATCAGATCATCAATGGCGAAAAGCTCAGTGAGTCGACCGTCCTTCGGATGTATTCGTTTTTCCGGCGTCACGAAGTAGACAAACAGGCTGAAGGATTCCGACCAGGTGAGGATGGTTATCCATCCGCCGGTCGTGTCGCATGGGCGGCATGGGGCGGCGATGCTGGATATCGCTGGTCGACAGCTGCGCGCAAAGAGATCCTCAAGCGCATGGCGCCGAAGGAGAACGGGAAGTCGTACCATCCGTACTATGGTTACGAGCTGACTGACACCGATGGCTGACATCTATCAAGTCAATGAGTCGTATCGGAATAAACTTCGATACCGTGAGAACGCTGCTCTATCTGAGATGAGCAGGACATACGGTGTTCTTCAGGCTGACAACCTCCAGCGCCTCGAAGCGGTGACAGCCGCCATCGAGGAAGCACAGGCAGCAGGTGAGGACATCAGTGGTCTCTCCGAGTACATGCTCCGCCTCGAGGCGCTCAATGTGCAGATGGCCGATGAAGTCGCACGATGGGCGCCACAGGCGACCGACATCGCAACGAACGGACAACGACGCGCCATACAGCTGTCGCTGGACATTCAGGAGGACCTGGTGCGAGCAGTGGCGGGTGTTCCACAAAGCGTGAGTCTTACGGCTGATCTGATGTGGAACCGGCTCCCTGTCGAAGCAATCACAAACGTCGTCGGCTTCGCGGCTGACGGCTCACCGCTTGGAGTGCTGTTCGAAGCGATAGGGCCGTTCGCACTGGACCACGTCACGATCGGCATCGCGCAAGGTCTCAATCCTCTCCAGGTCGCACGAAGGATGTCGAGGACGTACGAGACTCTTGCGCCTTCACGAGCTGCTACCATCGCACGGACAGAGATGATTCGTGCCAATCGCGAAGCACAGCGACAGACCTTCGAGGCGAATCTGTCGATCGTTCGTGGGTGGCGTCGCATCTCAGCGGGTGATGTGAACGTGTGTCCTGTGTGCTGGTCGCTTCATGGTGATCCGAATCCTGTTGCAGATGTCGTTCCTTCGCATCCAAACTGTAGGTGTACGGTGATTCCAATCACACCGACGTATGCTGAACTCGCAGGACTGCCGCCAGGCAGTTTTGATGAACCGGAAGAACTTCCGACCAAAGATGAGCAGTTCAGGATGTTGAGTGAAGCGGAGCGTCGGCAGGTCTTAGGACCTTCGAGATATCGTTTGTGGGAGACAGGTACACCTCTCTCGGCATTCGGTAAAGTAGTACCGAACGCGGAGTGGGGACCACAGGCCGTGGTCGTGCCGGTCAAGGAGTTATGATGCAGACTTTGGTATCCTTCGGTGATGCAATCAAAGCAGACGATTCTGGTCGTGTGCGTGGTTACCTGGTGCGCTTCGGCGGCGCCGACCTCGAGGGCGATTACTTCACTGCGTCGACTGACTTCGGTCGACCGATGAAGTCTGGCGAGCGCGTACCAATGAACCTGTATTACCATCATGGTCAGGACAAGCAGGTCGGGAAGTCACGCATCGGAACCGGCTACATCACCATGGACGACAAGGGTCTTTGGTATGAGAGCCAGGTGGAGATGGCTGACCAGTATCAGAAGATGATCCAGGAACTCGCGAAGTCTGGCAAGCTTGGATATTCAAGCGGCGCCACGGGTCACATGGTCGAGCGGAAGAAGATGGCCGATGGCCGCTATGAAATCACACGCTGGCCAATCGGTGAGGCTTCGCTCACACCGACACCTGCTGAACCGATGAACATGGTCAAAAGTCTAAAAGACATGTATGGCGACATGGAGGATGGCATGGAAGAAGAAGAGATGATGATTCCAGTCGCGCCTGGCGAAGACGTTGCAACCTTCGTTGAGAACGTCTACGGCGATCTTGACAAGGAAATGGTCCATGAAGGACTTGAGGCGCTCTACGAGCGTCTCTGTGCAGGTGTTACAGCTGCATATGACAGTGGACTCGGCAGTGGACATGTGGATGCGATCATCGATGCATTCGCAGTTCGTGCGAAGGAACTGAACAGTAAAGTGAAGGATCCGGCAGCGGAAGCACAAAGCCTTAAGGCTATGCTCGAGCGTCCGACATCCATCCGAGAAGTGGAGCGACGTCTGCGGGATGCAGTTCGTCTCTCACGTAGCGAGTCGACAAGATTCGCAAAAACCATCTGGAACGAGCTTCGGGATGAAGCGTCGAGCGAAGATGTAACCATCGTCGACCAACCGAGCGAAGTGGACGAAGCGAAGAACGCTCTCCTCCGCCAGCTCATGATCCTGGAGTTATCCTAATGAACATTGAACAACTCGAAGCACAGCGACAGTCTACTATCGCAGCTGCTAAAGAAGTCCTCATCAACGGCGGCGACATGTCCGAAGCGAATCGCCTCCACGCATCCGCAAAGTCTCTCTCTGAGCGCATCGACATGCTCCGCGAGTTTGGCAACGTGCCTGCTCCTGTAGCAGCTGAAGCGCCAAAGTCTGAGCCATGGAAGTCCGGCAGTGTTGTCCGGAATCCATTCCCTGGACCAAAGGCTGAGGCTGATTACAAAGCATACGCATTCGGCCAGTGGGTGCGTGGTACGGTCCTCGGAAATGCTAAGGCTGCACAATGGTGCAACGAGCATGGCGTCAAGTCGCAGACCGAAGGTGACAACGGCGCTGGTGGATATACGGTTCCTGAAATCGTTTCGTCCAGCCTGATCTGGCTCCGCAATGAGTACGGTATCGCTCGTAAGTACAGCCGCATCTACCCGATGACGTCTGACATCCTCAACGTGCCAAACGCCTCCACTTCGACCACGACTTATTATCCTGGTGAAGCGACAGCGATCACGGCATCGGACATCACCTTCACACAGGTCGCACTGACCGCGAAGAAACTCGCGATCCTGACCATCGTGTCGAAGGAACTTAACGAAGACACCGTCATCGACTTCGGCGCAACATTGGCGCAGGACTTCGCGTACGGTCTCGCACTCGCTGAGGATGCGGCTGCATTCCAGGGCGATGGCACATCGACGTATGGCTCCATCACTGGAATCATGCCACGAATCAAGGCGCTGTCCGGAACCTTTACTTCCATCGCATCGATGGTCGTTGGACCAGTCGGTACAGCTGCTGCACTCTCGAGCTTCACGCTCGCGAACTTCCAGAGCATGGTCGCAAAGCTTCAGCCATATGCCACGCAACCACGCTGGTACATGCATAAAAACGTGTTCTACAGCGGCGTCGCAGATAAGTTGATTGCACTCTCTGGAAACAGCATCATGGACATCCAGAACGCGTACGGTCCTGAACCAACACTGTTCGGTATCCCGATCAGCTTTGTCCAGAACATGCCAAGCGCACCAGCTGCATCTCGTGACATGGTCGTCCTCGGAGACCTCTCCAAGGGTGTCGCCTTCGGTGATCGTCGTGGTGTTAGCGTTGAGGTCTCCGACCAGGTCAAGTTCATCGAGGATGCGCTCACGTTCAAGGCGACTGAGAGATATGCGTTCAACTGCTTCGATGTCGGAAACGTCACCGCAACAGTGGCCGATCAGGTCCCTGGTTCGCTCATCGTCCTTCAGTGTGCTGCTAGCTAGTCTGTAGCACCTTCGCAGTCAAGGGGAGCGGGATACCATTCCCGTTCCCTTTTTGTTTTTAGGATGTAAACCATGCCACTCACTAGGACTCAAGCACTCGACCGTCTCGCGTGGATGGTCGCATCAGATCAGTATCCGTTCCTCGATTCGACTGCACTACAGCAGCTCGTGGACGATCACGCTCGCTGGACTGTCTGGACCGCATCCACAGCCTTCGTGGTCGGCGACATCATCATCCCGACTGTCGCGAATGGCAGACTCTATCAGTGCGTCATTGCAGGGACATCGAGCGCCACGGAGCCACAGTTCCCGCAGTGGACCAATACAACCGGCTACAGCGTCAATGACGGATCAGGTGACCTCTTGTGGCAGGACATAGGACCCGCCAACATCGAGCGCTATGACATCCGCACAGCTGCGCGACAGGGCTGGATACGCAAAGCATCGAGCATCACGCACCTCATTGACGTCAAGGATGGTCAGGTCGACGCAAAGATGGCCGTGCTCCGTGAGCACTGTCTCGACCAGGCGAAGCGCTTCTCACCGATGGTGTTCGTATGATTCCAGCAGGGTACAGCACAGCGCTCAAGAACGCGATCCAGGCGTATTCGTACGCTGACCGTGTCGCGATCTGGCGAACCGTCAATGCGGCGGATGGCATCGGTGGCGTGTCTCAGCACTGGATACAGGTCGCTGAGATCCGTGGCACCATCAGTAACACAGGCGATACCGAAGGCGTGGTCGGTGGCATGATCGAGCAGTCTGGTACATGGACGCTCACATGCTCGCCTGACATCGAGGTCAAGGCCGATGACAGGATATACACCAGCGGGAATCCGCAGAACCTGGCGCCATACTACGAGTGCATCGGCAGTGACTATGGCCACACGAACGCAGTCTCGCAGACCATCGCGCTTCGCGCCAGGACAAACGGCTAAGTGTATCCACTGCGTGGTGGTACGCATCGACTCCATCGCACCATGATAAAGGTGAAGTCATTGGTGGGGTGAGTCTATGAGTCCTGAGATGTGGGTCCAAATCGGTATACAGGCGTTTATCACGACGATGTCAATCGGTGCCGCTTGGGTGGCATTGCAGGTCAGGCTGACGCGCCTGGAGACACAGGTGGCACACATTATAAACACCTTAGACGGGCAGCAGCAGGAAGTGCGCCGCATCGAGCAACGACTCGGTAAACTCGAAAACAAGGTTTCCGCTTTGGAGGCGATCATACAAAGATGAACAGCATTTCAATCAAGCGTTTAGTGGTCGTTGTGATCGTGGCATTCGTAGCTGCTTTCACTTCCGTATTCGGCGATGGCGTTAGGACATCCGAAGCACACGACATCAGCGAGCTGGGCGCAGTGATGGCACTCTACGGCAGCAAGGCGGTCGCGGCTGGTGTCTCCGCTGCGGTGATCAGTGTGCTGGCGTTCCTTACGATGCCGTTTAAGGGTACAGGAATCAACGCGCTGAAGGTGGGCAAATGAATCTGCAAAACTACCGGCTGGAACCTAACCCAACCACTCCCGGTGACTGGATTGTCTTTGGTGATATCTACGACAATGAAGGCAACCTGCTAGGCACGTTTGGAGAGAATGGCACGAGCGTATTTGGTTGGTGGGTTACGCAGGATGTTGCTTTTCAGCAGAACTACAGTCAGCAATTCTCAGTAATTATGGCTCAAGAAATCGTGAACGGGACAGCTGAATAATGGCAATTTATTATGTGCGCCCCGATGGCAATGACTCCAATACTGGTACTGGTTCAGGTACTGGTCAGGCGTGGCAAACTCTACAAAAAGCACTAGGGGCTACAAGTGGTCTTGTCGGCGGTGACATTGTCTACATTGCACCGGGACGATATGTCGAGCTTGTAACTGTTGGTATAACATCACCATCCTCACAGGTGCGTATAGTCGGTGACCCAAACGTAACACAGTTTAGTGGTCTATCAGCTGGTGTAGTACGACATACAAACATGACTGCTAATGGCACAAATATTGGACGAGTATTCCTGTCGGCTACATCTAAAAATAATCTTTCATTTGAAAATATTTATTTTGAGTCTAATGACAATGTTGGTTCTGGGACTGACAGAATAATTTTTACAACTTCACAAGGTTGGCAGTTTAAAAAATGTGTATTTGATGACATATCAACCGATGGTAATCATCGAATGTTAGCGTGTACCGCTACGACAAGTACTCCATTTAATGGGGTAATTGATAGTTGTATCTTTATTGGTGGTGCTAGACAAATACGTCTAGACGGGCAAAATGTTGCAGACACGACAGTCATAAAAAACTGCATATTTACTGGAGCTGCACAAACGGGAGTATCTGCCAATAATTTGCAGTTTGCTATGTATAACTGTTCATTTTTTGATATGAGTGTTAGTCCTTTGTCCGCAGATGCAGCAGGCTCAATTGCACAAACAATTAAAAACTGTTTGTTCTATCGTACTAGCAGTTTGTATTGGTCAACAAATAATGGAGCAAGTTATACCTATAACCGGTCTATTGCGGCAGGTGCGCCTATCAATGTTACGGTTGGTGCTACTAACTCTAGCGTTGGGTCGCACGGCATTGAAGTAGGTTACAACCTGCTACATAACATTCAGGCGATTTGGCGTACAGGTACTACCTTAAACAGTCCAAACACATCATTTGGTGATGCAACAAGTGCGCCGACAACGGACCTATTTAACGTTGCATGGTCTGGTGCTTCTCCGGATGCTGGAGCGATTACATACCGTAACCTGCAAACAATCACGCCTATCTATCAACCAACGGAGAGAAACGCCTCCGCAATCACCATCGCTCCAGCCAGCACATCACAAAGCATCGAACTCTACCTCGGTGCTACAGGTCTAACCTTTGCCACGAGCGGTCTAGCGGCATATTACGTTCGCAACCAAGCCGCGCCTGTGGCTATAACGTTGGTCACGCAGACGGCAACAGGCGCGTGGACATCTGGTGGCTTTGCCGAGATAAGCTCGAGCCTCGTGCCGGGTGTGTATCGGCTTGATGTTCCTAACGCCGCATTTGCCGCTGGCGCATCAGATGTTACGATCGTGGTGCGTGGTGCATCTGGTACGAATGGAGCAGTCTTGACCGTTACGCTTTCATCTGGTGGCTTGACATCAGCCCAGACAGCCGCAGCTGTGCTTGACGCTGTTGGTTCCTCTTATGTCACCGCTGGCTCGATTGGTTATTCAATCCAGAACAGCAACGTGGCAAGCATCAGTGGTAGCACAGCGGCAGCCGATGAGCTCGAAGGCGCTCTACTTCACAATGGCACGGACTACATCAGCGCGGAGCTGTTGACGCCTGTGTCAGCTGCGACCAGCGTACACATCGGACCGTATCAACTCCTGGCTGATGGCTTAGGTGCTGATCAGCCGCTCGATATCAATGTCGGCACCGCCACGAGCATCGATGTCCAGGTCACTGACGCGAATGGCACAGGTATCGACATCACTGGTGCGACAACATCGGCGAAGGTCTACAGCTCAGCGGGGACACTCGTGGCCACATACAGCGGAACCGCCACGTATGCGGACAATGGGCGGTTATCATTCGGTCTCACGACTACGGTCACGAACACATCTGGCACGTACACTGTGACTGTGACCAGGACAACCGGCGCGACCGACACGCAGATCTTTGGACCGCTGAGATTGTATGTGAGGCCAGTATGAGTGTGAATATCATCAACATCACCGAAGACCCAGAACAGGTTGTGCAGCTCGCAGCCTGGACGGG